ACTTTAATTTCATCCGTAACAGTGGGGTCAGGCGGTGCGGCTAACATAGAGTTCACTTCTATACCTGCCGATTATACTGATTTGCTATTCAAAATATCAGGTAGATTTTCAGTAGATTCTGCTTCTGCATTTTTAAGATATAACGGCACTACTACTAATGGTAGTTCAAGATGGATAGAAGGTAGTGGTTCATCTGCAAGTTCTAGTAATGATGGTTCTAATCAATATGGACCAGTTCACGGCATTGTGAATTCAACTAAAACTGCCAGCATTTTTGGTAATGCAGAGATTTACATACCTAACTATACTAGCGGTAACAATAAATCATCTAGTAGTGATGGTGTAACTGAAAATAATGGCACATCAACTACTATGGCTTTAGGTGCAAACCTTTGGTCTAACACCGCTGCGATTACTTCTATTCAAATTGTGCCAGCAGCAGGTGGTAATTTTGAACAATACTCAACCGCTTATCTATATGGAATATCTAACGCATAAGGAGAAATGATGACTAACAAGATCGTAGTAGATTGCTCAACAGGTGAGGTGCAAGAGATTGCATTAACCGCAGAGGAAATCGCAGAGCGTGAGGCTATGGCTGAACAATATGCACAACAAAAAGTGGCAGAAGAAGCACAAAAGGCGGCTGATGCTGAAGCCAAATCTGCATTGCTAAAGAAGTTGGGAATTACAGAATCAGAAGCCAGGTTATTGCTTTCCTAAGCATTTAAGTAATGGCAACAATAAGAGAACTCACTAGCCCTAATGGTTGGCCGGCTAGTGAGGATCGCAAGGCAATAGGCATTGAAACTTTTACAGTACCAGGTACAAAGATTAGGTTTGCATGTGCCAAAGCGGTTGCACCAATTTTGGTAAGTTTTGCTAAAGATTTTCATGAGTTAGTAGAACCAATTGATGTTGGCCAATTAGATGATTGGGGTTATGCCTTTAGGCAAACCAGGGGATCAGACAAAGTATTAAGTAATCACGCATCCGGTACTGCCATAGATCTAAATGCAATTAAACATCCATTGGGCAAGTCAAATACATTTAATAAGGATCAGCGTAATACAATTAACCTACTGATAACTAAATACGGTTTAACCTGGGGTGGCAATTACAAACGGCGTAAAGATGATATGCACTTTGAAATTGCGTTAGATCGTGATGAAGTTAAACAAAAAATAGAACAGTTAGGATTAAAATGAAATTAGATAAGAAGAAAAAAGAAATTCTAAAGTCATATCTAAGAAGCGTTGCCGCCGCATCTATTACAACTGCATTGGCTTTAATTGCAGATTGGAACGCTGAGTATGCAATTTTGGCAGGTGCTGTAGTTGCACCTTTGGCACGCTATTTTGATCCACAAGATGACAAGTTTGGCATCAATAGCAAATGACCATGAATGATTGGATGGCGTTAGCAGTATCTAGCGTAACCATTATTGGTTCACTTGTTGCATCCGTGCGTTGGCTAACTAAGCATTATCTATCTGAGTTAAAGCCTGATGGAAATGGTGGACACAATTTAGAAGGTAGAGTTGCCCGCATAGAGCAAAAATTAGACACGCTATACGAAATCCTTATATCTAAGAAGTAAGTCAGCCTTATCCCCTACCCTATGGCCATGAAGATGTGCGTGGTTGTACCCAGTAGGGGCAGGCCTGAAAACGCCGCAAGATTGGCACAGGCTTTTATAGATACACAAACCGAAGCGGATCTTTATTTTATTATTGATAATGATGATCCAAAATGGAATGAGTACGCAAAAAATGAAAACATTAAATGTTTGCCGGCAGATAATAAAACAGGTGGTTGTGCCAATTCTCTTAATACCGGTGCGGTTTATCTTTTGGATTTTGCTAAGTTTCCTTTATATAACTATTTTGTTTTCATGGGTGATGATCACCTACCTAGAACCCAAAACTGGGATAAGGCCTTTATTCAAGCGTTAGGCATTAACACCGGCATTGTTTATGGCAATGATTTATTGCAAGGTGAGAATTTACCAACAGCCTTTGGAATGAGTAGAGATCTAGTTATGGAATTACAGGGTATGACATTCCCAGGATGTATCCATTTATTCTTTGACAATTTTGTAAAGCAATTAGGTATAGATCTAAACTATCTCAAATACTTGCCTGATGTAATTATTGAGCATCTACATCCAGTAGCAGGTAAGGCTGAGATGGATGAAGGTTATGCCAGGGTAAATCAACCTAAATGGTATGAAGAAGATCTATTGGCATTACAGAAATATTTAAGATCACAAGAGTATGCAGATTTGGTAACTAAGTTCAAATGAATATTTTAATTACTGGATCACATGGCTTTGTTGGCAGGGCTTTTAGGCGTGCATTACCTAACGCTAATTTAACTTTAGTAGATCTAAAGGCTGGTGTTGATTGTCGTAAATTCTTTCAGTTGGAAACAAAACAATATGATCTAGTAATACATCTAGCCGCGTTAGTCGGTGGCCGGATGATGATAGAAAATGAACCATTGGCTTTAGCGGTAGATCTAGCCATAGATGCTGAGTTTGCTACCTGGGCAATGCGTACAGAACAACCTTATGTAGTTTATTTTTCTTCATCTGCCGCATACCCAATTGAATTACAAACATTGGCAAAAAAGCGTAAGTTAAAAGAAAAAGACATAAACTTTAATAAAATCGGTAAGCCTGATATGACCTATGGCTGGACAAAACTAACCGGTGAAATGCTTATGAATTACTTGCGTGAAGAAGGCACAAAGGTATTGACCCTTAGACCATTTAGCGGTTATGGCACTGACCAGGATTTAGATTACCCATTCCCATCAATTATTCAGCGTGCAATTATGAACGCCAATCCATTTAACATTTGGGGTAAGGCAACTACTACCAGGGATTTTATACACATTGATGATGTTGTTGATGCAACAATTGAGATGGTTAAAAGTAACTGCAATCAAACAGTTAATCTTTGTACTGGTCGGCCTACAACATTTTTAGAGTTAGCAAAAATAGCAATGGCAACCCTGGGATATGAAAAAACATCTGCTAATAGATTCAAGGTACTAACCGATAAGCCGGCAGGTGTGGCCTATCGGGTCGGTGATCCAACCATGATGAGCGATTACTACACGCCAAAAATTAGCCTGGAAGAAGGCGTTGAGCGTGCCATTCGCGGAATCATATGATCTAAAATTGGTGTCTATGGCTACTAAAAAACCCCGAAAAGTGCCAAAGCGAAAGCGGCGCACACCACGCAAAGCCGAACAATTAAACCGGCTTGAAACACATTATGTAACACTTAATGAAATGTACCGTGCCGCAAAAGCGGCAGGCTTTAGTTCTGATGTTGCATTTTGGTTGATAACAGAACCCGGTGCATCAATGCCTGATTGGATCAATCCAACAACTAAACCCAATGAGATCATTCCGCGAATTGATCCAACAGAAGATGAGGATGATGACTAAACGCGATAAAACCTTTAATGCAAGGTATTTAGTGGTGTCAGACTTGCAAGTTCCATTTCAATTTAATGAAGCCATCATCAATCTAAAAAAACTGGTCAATGCTTTTAAGTTTGATTTAGTTCTCAATGTTGGTGATGAAATGGACTTCAACACTATTTCAAGATTTAGCGAAGGCCGTGCTGAATCATTTATGCAAACATTAGATGATGATCGGATTACTTGCCAAAACATTTTGTATGATCTAAAAACTGATGTGGTATCAAGATCTAATCATTCCGATAGATTGTATAAATCTTTACAGCGCATACCAGGACTTATGGGATTGCCTGAGTTGCAGTATGCAAAATTCATGGCATTTGATGATTTAGGCATCCATTACGCCAAACAACCTTTTGCCATTCCGGGAACTAACTTTGTTATGTGTCATGGGGATGAAGGCACAATATCCAGGGCAGGCGGCGGTACGGCGTTGAATATTGCTAAAAGATGGGGTCGCTCAACCATTACTGGGCATACTCATAGGATGGGCTACCAATGCCATTCAGAAGCCTTTAACGGCCGTTTAGAGCGGGTTTTAGTGGCAGTTGAGTGTGGTCATACCTGCGACATGAAAAAGATGTCTTATTTGGGCATTAAAGGCTACGCAAACTGGCAAGCCGGGGCAGTGATCATACATGTTAAGCGTGGCAATGTAAGCGTGGAGATGATTCCATTCAACGCTGACGGGTCATTCACCGCTATGGGCAAGGCCTTTGGGTGATCTGCGCCACATTTTAGTAAAACACGCCATATAGCCTTGTAATTGTCATACCCTGGGTGTTTAATTGGATTTACAAAAGCAATTGACCGGAAGGGGTTAATTATGAAAGTACAAGTTACAAATGACATGTCACCAAAGGCTGACATTATGGCTATATTTCAAAATTCACTTAAAACAATAACAATAATGGTTTTAAGTGATGTTAGTTATGAAGTAATTAAAAATGGTTATACACAAAAATTTGATATGACCAAATGGTATTCATATCCATTGCAAGTGATAACACATATAGAAAATGACATTGTTGCAGGTTATTATCCAAATGTAAGAAGGGTTGCATAATGCTGACAACAATTGAAAGCGTATTGCAAACTAAGATTGATTTTCATTACGCAAAAGATCAAGATAATTATGTTGCATCAACATCAAATGTGTTAGGTGAATTTTCATCTTATGGCAAAACACCTGATGATGCGGTGCGTAGATTAAAATCTAAATTGTTTGGTTTATTGGCTGAATATGTACACAATCAAAAGGTGAACCATTGAACGCCGTAGCGTATGCAGAAAGGGGTTGGTTTGTGATGCCATTAAAACCACAATCCAAAGAACCTGCACCATGCTTACGACATGGCTACCTAGATGCAACCCTGGACATCAAACAGATTGAAAGATGGTTTAGCAAACCTGATCTAAATATTGGCTTAGCAATTGCCCAATCAAATCTAGTTGTATTAGATTTTGATATACGCAATATTGCATCAAGAACTTTATGGGAATCTTATAGGCGGTTGTGTGTAACCAGTAATACCCATACAGTTAAAACAGATAATGGCTATCACTTTTATTACCTTGCAGATAAAAGTAAGCAATTTAAAGGCAAGTTAATAACAGGTATAGATATAAC